GAATTTACTAGCGCAATTACTAGAAACAGTCGTACCGGAATGGGAATTATGATCAGTAAGCAAAAGGGGGCTTGGCAAGTTCCTCCTGAGTATTCAGGAACTTCTGTAGACAACTTTGCTACAAGAGCACTGGGCAATATTGAATCTGTTATTGATGACATAGTAGAAAGAGCAGTTAAGGGTAGTTTACAATGAGTTCTGATATCTCTACTAAATTCCAGCATGTATCACAGGTGGGGAACACCCTGCTGAACTCCGAGTTAGAGTCTAACTTGAAGAGCTTTCTTGATTGGGGTTTTTTGGGAATCGGAGGATGGTTTAATGTAACAATCCCAACATCTGGCGCATGGGGAGGCACGTTTGATCAGCTAAGGCTCGTTGACGACCCTTCTTATACTAAAGGCCAAGTCTGGGAAACGGCACGAAAGGATTGGGTATGGGAAACTGACACTCAGTATACTGGCGGGAGTCCCATTCCTATAACCGGAGTGTCTATTAATGGAGCCTTCTATGGCACGGGCGATGCCACATACCCTCATCATTACAATTATCCTTTAGGAAGAGTTGTTTTTGACAGTGCCATACCTGTTACTTCTGCTGTGAAACTTAATTATAGCTACAGAAATGTGCAAGTTTATGTTGCCGATCAAGCGCCATGGTGGGACGAGCTTCAATATAATTCGATGCGTGTTGACGACCCAACCTTTGATCAGATTTCATCAGGCAATTGGGGTATTTTGTCAAATCATCGCGTTCAAATGCCAGCAGTGGTAGTCGAAACAGTCCCTAGAAGAACTTATCAACCCTATGAGCTTGGCAATTCCTCAAACTTTATTACGCAAGATGTCTTATTTCACATTGTAGCAGAATCAAGATGGTGGAGAAATCAATTAGTAGATATCATCTCTGTACAAAAAGATAGCACATTAATGCTTTACGATTCTAATAAAATAGCAGACTCCGGTGCCTATCCCTTAGATTACAGAGGAATGGTAGTGGCTCCTGAGAATAATTATTCTGGACTAACTAATACGCCAGCTTATCAATTTACTACAGCAAGAATTACAAGCATGGGAGTGTCAGAGATGGAGTCTTATAACTCTAGACTTTATGAAGGTACTGTCAGAGCGAGTTTTGAAGTTATTTTCTCATGATGGTGTATCTTTAAGTAGGTTTCCCCATGCCCAAAAGTTAAGAATTTCCTAAAAACAGGAGAGATTTCATGGCTAATAGAATTTATTTTGCGAACCAGCAGCTATCATTTAGACGAGATGGTGCGGCTGGAACAGCGCAGTGGTATCCGGCCCACGGTGTTCAGTCCGTAGCCGTGACTACTACTTTCAACCTTGAGCAGGCATTCGAACTTGGTCAGTTGGCTATTTATGAAAACATCGAAGGCGTGCCCGATATCGAAATGACCATGAGTAAGGTGTTGGATGGTTATCCCTTGCTCTATCACCTTGCAACCCAACAAGATGCCGTCGTTGGGGAGCACCGTACTCCGACACTTGCCGGTCGCTCGAATGCCAAGTGCCTTGTAGCATTAGGTATTTGGCCCGATACGCAAGATAGTGCCAGCGGCAACCCAGTGCAACAGATGGAAGCCTCGGGTATGTTCTGTAGTGCTGTCACCTACAACTTCCCACTTGAAGACAACTTCAGCGAAGATCTTACCCTCGTGGGTAACAACAAGGGATGGCAGCAGGGTATCACGGCAGGCGCCATCGACTGCACGAATCCCGGTTGGGCGATGGCTCATGAAACTGGTGCATTTCCCGACAACAATGATGCTCCCATCGGTACTGGTGGCATTAACCGTCGTGAGAACCTATCGTTCGCTGCAAGTTCCGCAGACTTGGCAGCGGCAGCTACTGGATTTGACTATACCAGACTTCCGAGTGAAATTCCGGGCGTAGACACCAATGGCTGGCTGAATCCCCGGCAGAACTCCGCGAACGAGGTTCACCTTCAGAGTATTACCGTTTCGACAGACTTGGGTCGTGAAGAACTATTCGAACTGGGTACGCGACAGCCTTATGCTCGCGTTGTAACTTTCCCGGTTGAAGTGACTTGCGATATCGAAGTTCTCTCGATTAGTGGTGACTTGATTAACGCCTTTGCTGATGGCTGTAGCACGTCTACTGATCCTTGCACGGGTATCGTGGACAATCTTAGTAACCAGACGATTCGCCTTGCAACCTGTGAGGGATTGCGGGTCTTCCTTGGCACTAAGAACAAGCTAGCCTCAGTCAACTATGGTGGAGGTGACGCTGGTGGAGGTAACGTTACTGTTAGTTACAGTTATACTACCTTCAACGACTTTACCGTTCTGCATCGTCAAGACCCAGATGCCTCCGGTCAGGCGTGGTGGGATAACCGTCAGGCTTATCTAGCGTAATATGAAAGAGTAGTTAGTTAAGATAATCTGGGGGGAGAGGTTTTTGCTCTCCCCCCATTTTGTCAGCAGTAAGGCGATAGCCTTGGCAAGCAATAAAGAATAAGGATTTAGGCGAGTTTTCACTGCTGGCTTTTTTGGAGCACTAAATGGACGAGGGACGAAAGAACTTTTTGACCTATCAGATTATTAGTGGGTTAAAATTTATTACTATTGAAGGTGTCAGATACAAGTTAATTGCGCCTTCTGCGGAACTCAGGCTATTATCAGAGCATGTTTATCAGGAAACCTTTAGCTCTTTAAGGTTCGATAACTTTATCACCGACGAAAGAGCCGCTTTATTTCTTCGCAGCTTGGGCATTTGGGGTCCAGAGAACGCAGAGGCTTTAAAGAATTTGGAAAAGCATATAGAAGACAAAAAGGTTGAGCTATTCAAATTTTTATACAATTCAGATAAGCAGAAAAAAACTAGGCGTACTCTGGAGTATGCTAAAAAGTCTCTTAATAACGCCTTGATGAAAAAACATTCTTTGGACTACATGACCCTTAGCTTCCACGCGAGTTCGATTAAAAAACGATTTCTTACCGCGATGTGCCTAATAGGACCAGACAACAACAACGTTTACAATGAAGAAAGTTTTTGGAATTCCGATTCTTCGGTATTAGAACAGGCTACAAGCTTCTTAGAAATGGATATAATAACAGTAGAGAGTATTAGAGAATTAGCCCGCAGCGACCCATGGCGTACAATGTGGAATCTAGGAAAAGAATCATGTTTAAAAGTCCGTTCCTCTGAATATACAGATGACCAGAGAACTTTAGTTACGTTTGCGAAGATGTACGATAATGCGTATCAGAACATGGAGTGTCCTCCAGACATAGTGTTTGAAGACGATGACATGTTTGATGGATGGCTGATTGATCAAAGAAGAGAAAGAGAAAAGGATCAAAAACAAAAACAGGTTGACAAGGTAGGTAATGTGCCAGATTCGGCGCAAGAGGTATTTGTCTTTGCACCAACTAGAGAAGACGCAGACAAAGTATATGATTTAAATACGCCAGATGCAAGGGTAAAAATACAGCAGAGACAAAAATTTATTGAAAACAACGAGTCCGTTGAAGCTAAAGACCTTCCTGATACCAAACTGGAATTGCGAAAGCAGCAGATTGAAGAATATAAGAGTAAACTTAAAGGAGGGAAATAGTATGGAGCATGAAGAAGAATATGTGAATTTTAAATACGAAGTCGATCACCGACGCTCAGATCAAGATGAAAAATACAAAGACAGTTCAAAGCGCAGACTTTTAAACATACTTAAAAAGAAATTCGATACGACGATTATAGGTTCTTTAGCTGCGTTTGAAGAGAGTTTTGGAGAGTTGTGGGGACATGGTCTTCCTTTACAAGAGCTAGATGAAGATCAAATGTTTTGGAGAGATGCGTGGATGGAGACAAGATCAAAAGTATTAGATAATGGCAATTCTAACTTGAGAGCCGCGCAGAATGAGATTGCGCAGTACACCTTTTCTTGGAATCGCTATGTAACACGTTTTTATAACAGGAATAATGAGGAGTCTTAAAATGCCTGAAGAAACCACACAAAAAAGAAATTTTGATGTTGATGGTGAAACGTATGCAGTTCGCGTGCCTACGGTCGAAGAGATCAAAGAAGCAAACGAAATGCGTGCCAAAACCTTTAATGAGGCTCTGAGTAGAGGCGATCTGCTTAGAGATCAACTGGAAACAGAGCTACGACGAAGAAAGCTTTGGAACGACAAGCGTGAAGAGGAATATCAAACCCTGCGTGCAGAAGTACTGGATGGAGAATACAGACTGCAAAAGGGTGGTGTGAGGCTGAGCAAGGCGCGAGCCATAGCACTGGAGATGTTAGAAAAGAGAAACAAGATGGTTGAGATGCTTTCTGCTCGCACCGATCTAGACTCTAATACGTGCGAAGGGAAGGCCGATGCGTCCCGCTTTAACTTTCTTTTCTCTTGTTGTTTGGTGTATGATGATAGCGGAGATCACTATTTTCCCAATAAACTTGACGACTATTTATTAAATCAAGATGACCCGGTTGCGCTCGCAGGAGCTAGTGAATTCTATTATCTGATTTCGGGAAGTGACAGCGTTGACAATAGATTGCCAGAGAATAAGTTTCTGAAGAAGTTCAAATTTGCTGATCAAGAATTACGATTAATTGACAGCGACGGTAGACTGATTACTAAAGAAGGTAAGCACGTTGATGACAATGGAAACTTTGTCAAATGGAATAAAGACGGCACTTCCACCAAGGTCGATCCTGTGGGTAGGTCGGTTACAGAAGATGGAGATTTTGCAGTAAAGCATGCTCCATTTTTAGACGATGGAGGGAAACCTATTGACGAAACTGAATTTCCAGACGAGGTTGCAGAAGAGACTTCAGAAGAGACTTCAGAAGAAGCAGATGAAGAAGTAGAAGTAGAAGAGGCTGTAGAGAAGAAGCCTTCCGAATCAAAGCCAAAACGAAGAAAAAAGAAAGCCGTAAAGACTGAGGCAACAGAAACCGAAGTAGAACAGTCTAGCGATTAATTTAGCTCTCGGACAGTGGTCATGCCGGAAACAGTTTTTCATCTGTTTGATGGTGTGGCCACTTTTTGTATGTAGACGTTAGAGATCAGCGATGGCTTTCAACATTAATGCCCAGATTATTCTGCAAGGCCCCAAGAATATTAAGGCCGTCACTAAGCAGATACAAAAGCAGCTAGGGGGCATTAGTGCTACCATCAAACTGGATATTCCGAAGGACGTGTCTAGGCAGTTAGGGGACTTTACTAGGGGGCTAGAAGGCCTTACCAGAGGCTTGGGCGAACTGAGTCGTACTACAACGCGAAGCGTGTCTGATCTTAAAAGCGTGGGCAAAGAGTTTGATTCTCTTAAGAGGACGGGGGCCGAAGTCTCCAAGAATCAGGCTGCTGTTCAGAAATCCTTTTCTAAGACGGGAGATGCTGCTCGCCAAGCCGGAAGTGAAATAGAGCTATTCGGTAAAGATGCGGCCTTAGCTATTAGAAGATTCACTGGCTTTACACTTGCCACGGGTATTGTCTTTGGTTTTGTTAGGGCGGTTCAGGCTGCAACGTCAGAAGCAATAAACTACGAAAGACAAATTGCCAAGGTTATACAAGTAACGGGGGCTAGCGCAAGAGAGATAGATGGTTTAAATTCTTCTATCACAAAGCTCTCCACATCTCTTGGTGTTGATGCTAATAAGCTAGCAGAGTTGGCTCGTATTTTCGCTCAAACTGGCCAAAGTCTGGCAGAAGTCAAGTCCTCTTTACGTGCAGTTGCCAGATCTAGCCTAGCTCCTTCTTTTGGAGAAATGACTAATACGGCAGAAGGCCTCATTGCGGCCTTAGCCCAATTTAATATTGCGGCTAAAGATTCAGAAGCAGTCCTTGCCAGTATTAACGCTGTTTCTAAGAGCTTTGCAGTTGAGGCAGAAGATCTAATTTCTGTTATTAGACGTGCCGGTGGTGTATTTTCAGCGTCAGCTAAGAACCTAGACGACCCAAAACAGTCCTTAAATGAATTAATCGGTATCTTTACCGCTGTCAGATCTACTACTCGTGAAAGCGCAGAGACAATCGCAGTAGGCTTGCGGACAATTTTTACCCGCATCCAAAGACGCGGAACGATTGAATTTCTAAAGCAGTTTAACATCGAGCTAGTAGACGCCAAGGGAAACTTTATTGGACTCTTCCCTGCTTTCCAAGAATTAGCAAGAGGTTTAAATGACATTGTTAAGAGTGGGGACGCTCTTACGCTTTCAGCGATTACTGAAGAATTGGGCGGTGTTCGTCAGGTCGGCAAGCTGATTCCTGCCATTACTAATTTCAATAAGGCCTTAGCGGCTACCAAGATTGCTGGAGAAGCGGCAAAGGCAGGTCTTGGAAAAGATGTAACAATAGGCTTGAAGCCTCTTGGTAAACAGCTTGAGTTATTGCAGGAACGATTCAGTGCCCTTATCCGTACAATCACTGATTCCAAGACGTTTCAGGGGCTGGCCAAGGTAGCACTCTCTCTGGCGAATGCCTTCTTGAGCGTGGCAGAAACACTTACTCCTATATTGCCCCTCATCGCCACCTTAGCAGCGGTTAAAATTTCGAAGGGGATATTTGAATTCGGAAAGGGTTTCGTTGGTGGTCTTAAAAAGGGTGGTGGGGCTGGAGGTCTTGGAGAAAGGAT